GTATACCGCCCGCTGGAGAACCTGCGGCTGGAATGGGACGACACGGAGACGCTCGATATCAAGGAATTCATTGACGCGGTGGTCAGGATGTCCCCTTATTACGAATTTAATATCAAGGAACTGGTAGAACGTACGGGACTTCCCGTCACCGGAATGAGGGGAATGTCCGGAGAATCGCCGGTAGCACCCGGACCGACACCCCGGCCGCCCGTGAACCCTCAAAAAAAAAAGAGTGAACCGGGCAGGGAAAAGCCGGGAATAGCGGATACCGTCAACGCGTTATATTACCCGGACGGGAGCATGCCGGAGGCTGCCGGGCTTTCGCTGGAGGAAAAGATTCGGGACAGGGTGCTCAAACGGCTGGCCGGGAAGGGGTTCGATGTAGGGAAAGAGATAGATCCCGACCTGTTCGCACATACTTTCGGCTGTCTGGACAAGGCGGTGTCCAAAGGCTTCGGAAAAGTGGAATACGGCACTCCGGATTACGATTTCCTTGAAGGGCTGCGCCACAACAATGCCGTATTCGCCGCGTTCAAGACGCACCGCCAGCAGAACGAGATACACGCCCGCCTGTTCGATGAGGACGGAAAGCGGAAAGACTTCGACCGCTTCCGCAAAGACACGGCCGGTATACTTCAGGACTATAACGTGAACTGGCTCCGCACGGAATATGACACGGCCGTACGCCGTGCCCGCTTCGCGGCGGACTTCCGGAGTTGCCGGGCGAATAAGGATTTATATCCCAATCTGGAATGGCTGCCCAGCGTGTCCGCGACTCCGAGAGAAGCCCACCGGGTGTTTTACGGGCAAATACGCCCTTTGGAGGATCCGTTCTGGGACACGAACTATCCGGGCAACCTGTGGAACTGCAAGTGCGGAATACGGAGTACGGACAAGCCCGTGAATGCGACGGGAGACGCCGCGCCCGTACAGGCAGCGCCCGGACTGGACAAGAATCCGGCTACATCAGGGGAAGTGTTCACCGAATCGCACCCGTATATCAAAGGGGCTTCAATAGAGGCGAAAAAGGCGGTGGAGGAATTTGTTTACAAGGAGTACACGGACATACCGGTCAGGAACGGGAAACTGAGAATCCACGAAAAGCACGGAAAGAATGAGCGCAAGGAGAATATCAAAGTCGGTACGTATCTGGCGGAGAAGCACGGATATGAGATAGACCTGATAGAAAATCCGGATGGGGAAAAATCAGCCGACTCGTTCAACCGTACACTGGGATGTTTTCAGGAATACAAGGTAAACGGCAAGGCGACTGTTAACGCCATTGACATGGCCATAAAATCAGGAAGCAAACAAGCCAATGATCTGGTCCTTTGGATTGACTCGGATATAAGATTGGAAGACTTGGCCGCCGCCATACGTCCCCGTGTCATTAGAACAGGAAGAATTACGCACATTACGATCGTGCGTAATGGAAAAGACAAGAGATACAGCCGGGAGGATATCATCGCGGAAGGCTTTAAAATACGACAGGCGGACTTGGAGTAAACCAAAACCGCCTGAAGGGGGTGTAAACCCTTGCGGGAGAACACCGACACAAAGATACACATAATTTTCTAATTTACAAACGTATGGCTAAGAAAACACCTTTCTCACAGATCGACACTGAGGTGAAGAAGTTTCTCCGGAAAGACCTTCCCCGTATTGTCGGCAAGATGGCGGTGGATGAATTCCGTGAAAATTTCCGGCGGCAGGGATTCCGCAACAATGGCGTCACCCCGTGGAAGGAAGTGAAACGGCGCGATCCCCAATCTTCCTGGTACGGTTTCCAGTATAAAGGGGAGCGACGCGCAAGCGTCTCTCTTGTGAAAGACAGGAAAACCGGAAAGATGGTACGGGCCAAAAAGCAACGGAAACTGAACTTCAGCCGGGCTGCCACAAAAAGAGGAATCCTGATAGGTCCCGGCGCTGACCTGATGAACAGCATACGGGTAGTGGAATCATCCCCTGTGAGGATAGCCGTCGGTAGCGACCTTCCACATGCCGGGGTGCACAACGAGGGAGGTACGATACGGATATTCGGCAAGAAAAAAGTAAAGGTGGCAAGGCGACAGTTCATCGGTGAGAGCAAGGAGCTGCTGGAGGAACTGGAGAAAACCATGCTGGAACGTATCGACCGCATTGTGGACTCCGCCATCAGCCGACAATAACAACAAACCATTAAAAAGAAAAGAGTATGATCTGGAGCAACATCTACAAGGAAATCTCGGAGCGAATCATGAATATGCGTCTTCTGCTGGAAAACCTCGAAGACCTTTCCCCGGAGCTGGCCGCCGAACTGGCCGCCGTCCCCGATGTGGAATACATTGACCTGTGGCACGAACAGACCGACCACCTGGACGAAGAACACCCTTTCCCCACACCGGCGGTATTCGTCGCCTTTAATACGCTTGATACCGAGGACAACGGCGTGCTGGTGCAGGATATGAAGCTGCAACTCGACCTTTACGTATTCTGGGAAACCTTTTCGGATACATACGACGGTGCCGTCATGCAGGAAGAGGCGCTGAACTATCTGAACCTGCTCACCGTCCTGAATGTACTTTTCCACGGCTATACGTCCGACTACTTCTCCACCCTCCGGAAAACCGGATTCCAGCGTATGGATTCCGGCGGGGCGGGTAACCTTTACCGCGTCAGTTTCGAATGTACCGTACGTGATTACAGCGCGCGGGAACTGCACGGCATAGCCGACATGGCGGACAGGGATATCACCGTATCCGACGGACCGATTCCGGAAAGGATGGAAAATGGCGAGGACCTGTATGAGCTTTAGAAATCCAGCCGCATCTGTGTGCCCGTATCCGGCTCCGGCTTTTTCCCTTCCTTCAGACGTTCATAGTAAGACAGGTTGCCGGGAATGTAAAAGATGCGCTTATAGATGTAGTTCGTGTCCAGGAAGAATATCTCATGACTCATCCGGAAGAGCACGTCCTCCAAACGGATACGCTTCACGTCGTAAAGCTGGTAGAACTTCTCCACCAGCTTGCGGTCTCTCATCTTGGTCATCTCCGGATTGCGCATAAGGAAAAATTGTTTATAGCGCAAATATACGGAATTCCAATGACTTGTCAAAATCACCATTAACGAACCGGGACGGTTAAGAACATCCCGGTTCATTAATGGCATCCCGGTCATGTAACATACGCGGAACCGTCAGTGGCATTACTTTCTAAAAAACAGGTCACCGCTGATCAAACGGGCCGTATCATCACCGGTTAACCGAATATAGCGGAAAAAGTTCTGCTCACTACGATGTCCTGTCAGCTTCATTATCTCAAATGTCTTCATCCGGCCTGTGAGATACATGTTGGTGGCAGCGCTTCTTCTTGCCGTGTGACTACTGATAAGCTCCCATTTCTCACGGGTTACTGTTATCAACTTCCCACCTTTGGTGTAGGAGAATGTAACCGGATCATCCAATCCGATTTCTTTCATTATCACTTTCAGGTATTTATTGAAGTACTGGATACATAAGCCACCCGGAACAAATCCACCATATTTTGCGAATATCTCTTTCACATAATCATGGGCAGGGACCTTGACATCCACATTGGTCTTCTTTGTTCGAATTACGATGTAGTTGTCTATCAGGTTCTGACTTGTCAACCTTGAATAATCGGAATATCTGAGAGCGGTAAGGCATCCCAATACAAACATATCCCTGATCCGTTCTTTGGCTTTTCGCTTATCCTGCCTGAGAAACTTGTAGTAGTATATCCTGGTGATCTCATTCATACTCAGGAAAACCGCATTGTCGGCTCACATTTCAAATCGGTCTCATCATAGGTTAAATCTACGGCGTAATTGTATTGCGAGGCTCTACGGACAAGGGATTGTATCTTTAGGATGTACCCCACGATGGTATTATGTCTCAATCCCTGTTCTTCCAGGTAGACGATGAAATCGTCCAGAAATTCAGATGTCACCGAATTGGTATATATATCACAATTAAATTCCAATGAAAAACTTTCAATGTGTTTTATTATGGCATCGTATACGGCCGCATAGTGTTCAGACTTGCGTCTGGATCTCTTTTCGAGTACTTCCCGGATGAAGTCGGTGAAGAATATACCTTCAAGCGGCTTCGATTGACGGAAGTGATTAATGTAGTCCTTTTTCGCTGTGCGGGTCGGGACAGGTTGGGACAACTGTAATGCTTTGGCTGTATCATTTTAAAGGGTTAGTTACTCTAATTTATTTTACTTGGATTGATTTTAATTTATCTGCAATATACATTATCTCACAATCCCATTTTTCTATTTGTTATGATCTGATTTCTGACTGAGCAACGAAATGGAATTCACTCCGGAGCCTTTGAACTTTTCTCTCTTG